ATCCCAACGTGGAACTTCACCTTTAGCAACCATATCTAAATAATCTTCACCTTTTCTTGAGTAAACATCTGCCCATGTTAATTCATCATCTACCCATGTTTTAGCAACATCGGCGTCAGTATGTAAGGCACTTGGGTCGTCATTCAATACTGAATTGATTACTGTGTACTCTTTACCTTGACCTGATTTAGTTAATGCTAATGATAAAATTAAATCACGTCCTTTGTCTAAATCGGTAACATCACCTTTGTTACGAAAGATTGGAAAAATTTTATCAATAACACCATCACCTTTGTGATTATGTTTAAATCTCCAAAACTTAACTCCGTCCGCTTCGTGGTCACGGTCAATAACTTTTACGATATAAAATTTACGAGAACGATAGTTACGTGCTAATTCTTTGTCAGAATCTACACCACTCATCATTAAACCTTCATAAACTTCATTTAATGGGGAACGTTTTCCTTCCTGTGCTGGGTCGTATAATTTTACCCATTTTCCATCCACTTGAACTTCGTGGAATTTCACCTCAACAAATGGAGATGAACCGTCTTTTGTAGGTAATATACGGATACGTCTTTCTTCACCTTTAGAACCCTTAGGTAATACGGTTGTAAAATAACGTTTTAATCTATCCTCTGAGGATATCTTGTTGTTGCCACTTGTGGCGTTTTTGTTTTTCTCGTACTGTGCTAGTACTGCGTCAAATGTAGACATGTGATTTTGATTTAAATTTTAATAATCATTTATGTTATAATATACATAAAAAAACCCAGACTGTGAAATCTGGGTTAAGTTATTTTTAAAGTATTTTTTTATCTTATAAATCCCAATCTGTTGATATTGGTACAGTGAAGTAGCTATTACCCGCAAAGTTAATACTACCACCCACTCCACCAGCAAATGGTGAATCTGAGCTATATGTTGCACTGTAATTAGTAACAGTTTTTGGTCTTTCCGACGAGTCTGTTGTTAAACTACCAGTATCAGCAGCTAATAATAATAATTTAGTATTTAAATCAGATGTTAATGGGGATGTTGGAACTGTGAATGAAGAGCCAGTGTATTTAACACTCTTATTCCATCTAAAGTTAGTCATCTTACCATTCACTTGGCTATCTGGGTTTGGTTCCGCACCAATCCATAAAGCGTTAGATCCTGCTGGTATTGCATTGTTATATGTTGCGGTTGCTTTTCTTTGACCATCAACATATATTGCTAAGGTACCATTATCTCTGGTAACCGCCATGTGATACCATTGATTATTTTGTAAATTCAAACCATTAAAATCAACCTTAGGTGATCCGGCAGTCCACCAATAAATGTGGTTACCACTATTTTCAATGGATACCGCATTTGGTGCTGGGAATGCACCTAAAGAGAATGGTCTTGGGTGGAATGTTGGTGATGTCCAGTTTGTAACTTTAATCCACCACTCAATTGTGAAGTCGGCTCCCGCCACGTGATTTGGTGTTGGTGTTGGTGTTGCTGTTGGCACTGGTGTCGATGTAGGTGTAATTGTAGGTGTTGGTGTAGGGGTACTAGTTGGTGCTGGTGTTGATGTTGGAGTACTAGTTGGTTCAGGTGTTGGTGTGGGTGTAGGTGTTGGCGTAGGTGTTGGTGTTGGGTCTATAATGGTTCCCCAAGTAATAACATAATCATTATTGGTACCCATAAAATCATTTCTAGTGGTTACATTGTAACCATATGATCTTAATAGAGTCGCCATTGTGTTATTCATATATTGGTTTGATACCGTAATATGATACGAACCTGAAGATGTTGCACCTGTCACTAAGTTATTTATATAAGATAACGAACCTGTGGTAGTATCCGAACTTGTTTTTGCTACTGAACCTGATATCATTTTATTCTAATTGTTTTACTCTAATGTTAATAGATATGTTATTTTATTTAATAGTCCCAAAATTTCATCACGTATATTCATTATATCCGTATCTGTTGAATCAAACTCACTTGTCCATTGAATTAATGCCTCTTTAGATGTTTCTAACATTTCCTTCAAATCCAATTCAGTTAAATTTACAAGGTTGATGGTTTTATCTTCTTCCTCCAATTTAAATCTACCGTACTTACCCATTGCAGCTTCGGCAAATGTATCAGTCAAATCAATCAAACCTTCAAAAAGTTTATCAAACGCATTATGTCTTGCATAACTTTTAGTTTGCCAATGATTAATTTTAACTTGATTTTGAAGTTCCATAAGGAACTTTATTTTAGAAGCTATATTCATCTTGTTGTTGTTCTGGATTAAACGAAGTTTTTAATGCATCGGGTGCATAGTTTACAACATCGTCTTTTGTTAAAACATATTCGTTCTTACCACTAGCTCTCATTTCACCTTGTTTGTGTGCAAAGAATTCTTGTGGTTTTTCGTTAAATGGATATGAATCTAAAGATCTCATTTCAAGTTTTTCAACTTCACTTTTAGGTTTGTTAGCTTCAACCGATGCACCCAATTGGTCAATCTTAGCCATAACTTGGTCCATTTGTGCTAACTTACCTTCTAAGTCATTTAATTTAGTAAATACATCATCCATTTTGTTCATAACAGCACCATTATCTGATTTGTTACTTTCAAGGTCATTTTTGATATTTTTAGTCATGTTTACTAAATCTGTAATGTCAATTTCTTCTGTATCACCTCCCATATCTCCTGATGGAGCTGGTGTATCCATAGGTGGTGCTCCCATATCTCCTGCTGGAGGTGGTGGTGGAACATCTGTTGGGGGTGCACCAGCATCACCTGCTGGAGGTGGTGGTGGAACGTCACCCGCTTCTGGAGCCGGTGGAGCGTCTTGTTCAGTAATCATTTTTTTACTATACTTGTTGATAGCATTAAAACGTTTAACTTCTTCTAATAATTTTTTCTCTAACATAGTATTAATCTTGTAATAATTGTCTACCGTCGTTTGTAACGTATTTTTTATTTATTCTTTCAACGATTCCGTCTTTTTCTCTGATTGTGTAACATTCTCCTGTTACTAAATCACATTCTTCTCTTTCCAGACCATCATTAGACATTCTTTTAGTCTGTTTAGGACTTAAAAATTGATCCATGGTATCATTTAATCTATTATTTTCCATAATATTTGTTTTATATGTATAAATATCCCAACTTTTATTAATATTCTTATTATCCTACATTAAAGTATACAATATCACCATCCTCCAATCTTAAATCGGTCATTAGTTTACTTGATAATGCAATTCCATATGGTTCTGTTTCTTTCATTACATCAATCGGTCCTGAAAATTTTTGAGGTGTTTTATTAGTTTTATCACTTCTATCCACATCAAAATTAGTTTCTACTATTATTTTATTACCATTAGTTTTTGGGTTAAAAAATGTTGTTTTCATGTTAATAAAATCATCATCAATCTTTACTTTATCAGTCAAGAATTTAGTTGCATAGAATTGATATTTGTCTTGATATTCAAATACAATTTCCCATGTTAATGCTGGTGTTGCTTTATATTTTGATTTTGATATAATCGACATACTTGAACCATTAGTAATTTGATATTTTTTTTCACCCATTGTAACCGCTTGTGCTCTTAACCATGTACCATTATTATATGTTACTTGTGTAATATATCTAGAACCTTCAAAACCATTAAATGGAATTCCGGCCGGTGTCATATTAGCATCTGTTGTAGTAACCTCACCATTAATATGGTATTTAGGGTCGCCAGAGTCGTATGTAAATGTTCCATTAGATGTCGTTAGCTGTTGACTTGTTGTTGTTACTTTATCCGAACCTTTAATTCTATTAACCGCCTTTTGTTGTAATTTATCAAATAAAGTTCTATAACTTGACATAAACGAATCTTTCAAGTCAGGTAATGCGGTGTATGGCATTCTTGACCCTTTAAATGTTGTTGTCATAGAACCGTTTCTAATTGAATGTGAAACTTCGGTAATCCAATATGTTCCTTTAAACATTGGAATATTTTTAAGATAAAAATACATAGTTGGTTGTATCATCGAATTACCCATACACGTTACATCACACGAATACGCCGCTTGTCTATAGTAATCATATAAACCAATATCCACATTATGTGACGCCGAACCTGATTCAGACCTTGCCAAATTTTCTAATACATAAAAAGATTCACTTGTATTTTTTATTGTTGCTTGGTCTAAAGTAACACCTTTAAATATACTTTGATTTTGGTCTCCAAAACTAACTTCAAAAGCCACCACTTTATTTGTTTTAGCTAAATCACCTGTTTTAAAAACTTTAGGTAATGTTATCATAATTGGGTTATTATTAACATTTCCAATATTAAAACTATCATCAGTAAATTTATACTTACTATTGTCTTGCATATCGGGACGTGTTGAATTTTTACCAACATACTGTATTATAATTTTAGGTGATGACTCTTGATAATCAACCTCTAAAAATGTTCCAAATAAATTCTGTGCAATTTTTTTAGATGGAGTTAATTTTGGTGTATTTGAGAAATTAGTACCATAAAAATTAATATAGGATGGAAGTGCTCTTATATCAAATCCAGTTCCTTGTAATAAAATTGATATAGAACTATACAAACTTTGTTTTACATTTTTAGGGTCTCCCAAATTTTTTAACCTTGTAATATCAAAATAGTAATCATTACCGATATCTTTATTTGCTTTATCTAAAAATAAGAACTCTTCTAATAACGATTTCTGTCCAATTGAGTTCCCCGCTATCCATTTATCATTCATGGACTTAAAGAAATTATATAATTCAACCTTTAGTGGTTTATTATTATAACCATCAAAGAAATCAATTTTTGTTTTATCTTCTTCATAATTAAAATTTTTGAATTTTG